TACAGAAGACATTTTGATCTAAATCATGTAGGCGCTCTACTTACTAGCGCAATCAATCAGAGGACATTATTCAGCAACAACAGTTTTCCAACCGTAGGCTGTTCGGGGCTACGAAGTTAGGCTGGTGGTGTTCCAGCTATCACTTTCCGAAGGAAGCGCGTTTCAAACGTTGGTTTGTTAATTGTCTTGGACCCCAGTCTTTTCGGGCAACCTTACACTCTTCACACTATGCGTGAAGCATCTTTGTGAGCATTATCTTTATCACCCATATGCACAAGGGGAACTTCTTCAAACTCCTGAAGTTATAAGGTTTAGCATGCACTCTGCGTTAGAGGCTGTTGTAACCTGCCAGAGGCTTGTGACTATGCACACTCATCTAACATACAGGGACAGGGCACAAGCATTCCCTTTCTTATGAGGAACACTTGATTCTATCCACTACACTTGTGAGTGAGGCCGCATTACACACTGGTCACCCAGGTGTCGCACATGCTAAAATTTTAAATTTATATTCCGGTTTAGTGCCGGTAAGAATTAAGCTGCTATAGGCAAGGAATTTACTCCCCACCCACCGAAAATTCGCTGGGGCCCAGATGTATCGCGGTCAAACAACATGTCCGCATAACTACAATCATAAGCTTCACCCAACTGCAAACGAGAAACCAAGTCACTGAAACTATCCTGTTTTCCAAAGTCCCAACAATATTGGTCCGACATATGGAGGTGTGTTTCAACACTAGGACTATAAGTTCCTCGCATTTTCATTACGTGTTCATCAAAACCTCGTTGATAGAAAGCTTCGTGGCCTTCAGTCAACTCTAACACGCGATCTATAACAGTTCTCAATGGTGGTATAAAGCTACAGGAAGTTCGCAAACCCAATGCTACACCGCGCATCATTGATTCGCGCGTAACATTTTCTGGTGGATTAACTATGTAACCTAATTTTGCCAAAACTCTACCAGGTTTCGGACCAAATACCAAACCATTACTCGTCTCATACAAACGATTGGAACAGAACTCTACATCATCAAAATGTTTCCGATACAGGGCTTCGCTATCAAAGCCAAGACCAGCCATACCTTCTTGCCGTTGACCTTCCCCAAGTCACGGTAGGTCCCGTTACCAACTTCCAAGGACCTGGATGGGTGCC